ACGACAACAACTCAAACTATAACAGAGACGATAGAACACGACGTACTCGGAGCAGAAGTCTCTACTTGGTCTGGTACAAATATTACGCCAAGTGGTGCGATTGGTGCAACCGATACAACCTATTCAGTCACAACAGGTGCAACAGAATGGGATCTATCAATAACAACAAGAGAAGCAGGCACGATAGAAACAATATCAATAGACAGAACTATAGAAACAGATTCTACTACAAACTCTTACTCTATCTTTGCACAATAAGCACACCTGTATTTGCTGAAGATACAAATGTCAGCAATCCTGTAGCTGCTGCTACTGGTAATGTAACTAATCAGGCTGTACAATTTCAAAACAATGGTGCATCATCACGTCAAATATATGGTCCTAACATACAATGTAATGGATCTACAATGACGTTTAGTCCATTTTATATGGGCAATCATACAAAACCATTAGATGAATTTATGCAGCCTAGTAGTTATACACTAGCAGAGAACTGGGGGTTTCAGATAAACTTTATGGTTCCACTAGATAAGTCAGGATATAAACAGTGTAAAGAGATGGCAGCAAGATATGAAGAGAAGATGAAGCTCGAGTACGAAATTACACGAGCACATAAATGTGCGGACTTAATGAAAAAAGGTTTTATGTATAGACCTAACACACCTAATTCAAAACTGTGTCAGGATATAATACCTATAGTCAAAACTAAACCGCCTAAAAAAGACAAAAAATTTGGATTATTTTAAATGAGCACACTAACACTACAATGGGAAAGAGAAGCTAAAGCTAAAGTAGCCGCAGCTAAAAAGAAAGCACCTAAAGCTAAGAAAGAGGAGACTAAATAATGTTAGCATTACTTAAACCACTTGTTTTAACAGGACTAAAAAGCCCTAAGTTTAAGCAATTCGTATTCGATCTATTAGAAAAGCTAGTAGAGCAAACAGATAATGAGCTAGATGATAGAGCACTAGCAATAGTTAAAAAAGGTTTAGATCTATAATGTCAAACTCCATCCAAGTTGTAGATAATTTTTTACCTGATGACCTCTTTTACCCATTTGCAAGATCGTGTATGGTTAGTTCCATATACGGTCCGGCTGATTTTACAACTGTACGAGCAGAAGCTGATGGGAGTATAGATAGATTTGGTGAAGACCTAACACCAGTAGAAGAAAAATCTTTTGCTGATACACTGTTTCAAAGTGTAATATTTAGTAGAGACGCTAGTCAATGTAAAGTAAATGATTTTTACCTTTATTATCCTTTATTTTTTAGAAAATTAGAGGAGATGTTAAACGTAAAACGTTGGTGGGTAATGCGAATAAATTGTACTATTGGTCAATTAGAACCATACACTGGAGGTTTTCATCGAGACTTTGATGAATATACATTAGATACTTACAAAGATAGTACAACGTCAATTTTATATTTGAACAGTAATAACGGCGGAACTAAATTTAGAGATACTGATACATTTGTAGAATCTAAAAGAAATAGATTAGTTACGTTTCCAACTGATACATTCCATGCAGCAGTTTCGTCTACAAATGCAAAACTTCGGTTTGTATTAAACATGAATTATGAGACAAAATGAATGAATTAAAAAAACTGCCCAGAAAAGCAACAGAAGACAGTTTTAACGAGCTACACTATCTTGTTACAGAGGATTTTTTACATAGAATACGAAGTGGAGAAGCTACAACACAAGATTTAAAAGCAGCTTGTGATTGGCTAAAAACCAACGATATTACAGGTGTAGCTTTTGAAGGTAGTCCTTTAGACAAGCTCAACAAACTTCTACCTACTGTAGACCCTGCACTCGTTAAGAGGAAAGTATATGGCAAAAACGTCTGAATACTACAAGAAAAATCCTAAAGCTAGGAAAAAACGTCTTACTCAACAGAAGGCATACAACAAAACAAGAAAAGGTCTAGAAATTAGAGTCAATGCAAACAAACTTAATAGAAAACTTGGTACATATGGCAACCGTGACGGAATGGATGCCGCCCATTATAAGGGTAGCAAAACCCGTGGCAGAAAGCAAAAACCATCTATTAACAGAAAAAGCAGAACTAAAAAAGCATGACCCCATTACTACCTAACCCTGATTACTATTTACACAACTTAATAACCATGACGAGTTCAGAATCTAAAAGGCTCTGGAGAAGAGCTATTAAAGAGCACTTTAATTGTCAATGTGTTTATTGTGGAGGAACTTATGAATTACAACAACTTACTATCGACCATGTACGCCCAAAATGCAAAGGGGGTAGAGATGAAACAGCGAATGTCGTTCCATCTTGTCGACGATGCAATCAGGAAAAAGGTAGTAAAAATTGGAGAGACTGGATGAGGTCGACATTTGGTATTACAGATAGAGAACATAAAATCTTATCACACATAAATTAATGGAGAATTATAGATCTGACATGTTCAGATTAGAAGGCTTTAAAAAGCAATACATGGGTAGTGGATTATTTAGTGATCCTACTAACATACATAGTTCACAGCTACGAAGTTACAACCAAAGTTATGTAAAAACTGTTAAATTTAATCCTAAATCTGGTCAGTTTGAACGTTTTGATAAACGAACTGGAAAGTTTTACAATGAAGAAGATGCAAAAAAATTTATTGTAGAAACCGTCACGAAAAACCGTAAAAGTAAGTTTTTAAAAGAAGCTCGTACTGAAACACCAATGGCAGATTTAGAGTATTTGTACGCTTGGAATAAACTTCAGCAGCTTAAAAGCGAAAAAGAACACAGCCCTGTTTGGGCAATACGTAACAGTTTTAGCCCAAAAGTTGAAGGATCTGACACTACTTTATACGAACAAAATTGGTTAAAATCAATTAAACAGAAAGAAGCTGAACTCCTTAAACTACGAGCAGGTACTAGCTATGAACGTAGTATTATCAAAGATCTAAAGGCTAAGAGAGATGCACAATGATGAACATAAACCTCTCTTTAGTCGTCTTAATGATGCTATAGATACTGGTTTTCAAAGAACTGGCGAGTTCATAGCAAACGCTGCTCAAGATAGACCCGGTATCGGAGACGATATTGTCAGGGGAGGTATTCAAGGGCTTTCCTTTCTAGGTAATTTACCTGTAATTAAGCAGATAGGTCAGCTAGAAGATAAACTTGTAGATACTGTAGGTAATCTTGCAGAAAGACAAAGTGTCGTAGATCCTAGATCATTTAGGTATACTACACGTGTAGCTACCATGTTTATACCTTATGCAGGTGCAGCTAAAGTTTTAAGTAAAGGTAAAGTTGCTAGTAAGTTTAGTAAATTAAAAACTAAACTATTTAATAAGTTAGATGATACTAGATACTTTACTAGAGATGAAATACTCGAAATGGGTATAGGTGAACCTATGATGTCTAGATTTGCCGATGAAATAGACGTAAAGTCAGCTAAAAATTTAGTAAATGAATTACAATTAAGAGCAGCAGGCTTAGGATATAAAGTGTCTGACGTCACAACTAATACACGTCGTAACCGGTTTGGTATACCAGATGAAATTAGCTCTGCATATTTAAACCATGCTGAAGCTTATAAAAACGTAATAAGAGGTACAGATGATACTTTAGAGAAGTTTCCTACTCTTATCTGGGATGGTGTTAGGTACAGACCTAAATCAAAGCCACTTAAAAATAAGAACTACGTATATTTTGAAAGATATATAGACAGAAGAACACGTAGAAAGCTAGGTCAAGATAGAAGATCACTTCGTATTTGGAAGCAAACATCTAAGGATGTTAAACCCGGAACTTTTTATTTTGAGAAGCTTAAACAACTAAGAGACTTAAATGCCTACGAAGATGCTAATGGTTTGACTAGAACACGTTTAAGAGACGTAGATATGGACCATAAAAATGCTCTACGTTCAGTTGAGATATATACTGAAGGATTAGATGACTTTAATACTCAATATATATTTGATCTTTTAGAACAGTATGACTTATTTACTGGAGACGATGCTAGAAACTTAGTTCTTCGTAATAGAACAATACACAAAAAGCTTTGGCCGAAGATGAAAGCAGCATTAAAAAAGTTAAATCATAAAACGTTTAAAGATTTTAAAAATGCAAAAAATCCTGAGTTAGAGTATTTAAAATATTTAGCTGCTGACAAAAACCCTAAGACTGGGTCTACACCTCTTAGAGAGTATATTGAGACAATTAAGTTTATTGAGGAGCAGGCTGCTGATGCTGAATTAGCTAAAATGACTGCAAGAATTAAAGCTTTACATAATAAACCTAATCTTAAACCACAAGTAGATCCTATTAGGGAAAAGTTAGCTGATATTCTTGGTGGAGAAGAATCTTTAAAAGCGTTTATAGCAAGATTAAAAAGAGATTATCCATATGAAATACAGACTGATTTAATTAGAGGAGAGTTTGAGTATATAGGTAGCTTTGGTCCTTTGGATGAAGCACGTTTACGGAGAATAATAGATGAATAACACCTTAGCATTATTACAACAGGATTTCAAGATGTTCCTACAAGCACTGTGGGGACAACTTGATTTACCTTCTCCTACGAGGGCACAATATGCGATTGCTGATTACTTGCAATATGGTCCCAAGCGACTACAAATACAGGCGTTTCGGGGCGTTGGTAAGAGCTGGATTACTGGTGCTTTTGTTCTATGGACTTTATTTAATGACCCCGAAAGAAAAATCATGATTATCTCTGCATCAAAAGAACGTGCAGATAACATGTCTATTTTTTTACAAAAACTTATAATAGAAACACCATGGCTAAGTTATCTACAACCAAAGAGCGACGACAGCAGATGGTCAAGAATTTCCTTCGACGTAAATTGTTCACCTCATCAGGCTCCATCCGTGAAGTCTGTAGGTATTACTGGTCAGTTAACGGGAAGCCGTGCAGATCTGATGATTCTGGACGACGTGGAAGTACCGGGAAACAGCAATCCTTACGCCGAAAGACGATAGCCGTATTATGTATCTCGGGACTCCTCAGACTACTTTTACTATTTATCGTAAGTTGGCAGAGCGGAATTACAGACCGTTTGTTTGGCCCGCAAGATACCCAAGAGGTAAAAATATTACCCAGTACGAAGGGCTCTTAGCACCAGAAGTACAGGCAGATATAGATGCAGGGGCAGAGGAATGGGCTCCTACTGACCCAAACAGATTTGACCATGAAGATCTACTAGAAAGAGAGGCTTCTATGGGTCGTAGCAACTATATGTTGCAATTTCAACTTGATACAACACTATCAGATGCCGAAAAATTCCCACTTAAGATGGCTGATCTCATTATTACTAGCGTTAACCCTGATACTGCCCCAGAAAACGTCATATGGTGCTCAGATCCCGCAAATGTCATCAAAGATGCCCCTACAGTCGGACTACCGGGGGACTATTTCTATTCACCTATGCAACTGCAAGGGAATTGGGAAGAATATGACGAAACCATTTGTAGCGTTGACCCATCCGGTAGGGGAACAGACGAAACAGCGGCTTGTTATCTATCCCAACGCAACGGAATCATCTATTTGCATGAAGTGCGAGCGTACAGAGACGGGTACAGTGATAATACCCTGCTCGACATCCTTAGAGGATGTAAGAAGTACAATGTTACAAGCTTGGTTATCGAAACAAACTTTGGAGACGGTATCGTAAGTGAATTATTTAAAAAACATCTTATTCAGACAAAACAAAACATACATATTGAAGAGGTCAGAGCAAATGTCCGCAAAGAGGATAGGATTATTGACAGCCTTGAACCTGTCCTTAACCAGCATCGTCTTGTTGTTGATCGTGGGGTTATTGACTGGGACTATAGGTCAAATAAAGACAGTGCACCTGAAAGTAGGCTCCTCTATATGCTCTTTTACCAGATGAGTCGTATGTGTCGTCAAAAAGGTGCAGTTAAGCACGACGACAGACTAGATTGTCTAGCACAGGGTGTGAAGTATTTTACAGATGCTTTACATATAAGTGCGTTAGAAGCAATCAAAGACAGAAAACATGAGGAGTTTATGGATCAGCTTGAGGCGTTCCTAGACGACCCTCAGAGCAGCGCTAATCATTTAGTGCTAGGTATGTCCTTAGAGCAGCGTAGAGAGGCTAGAGGGCTAGATACGGGCAATCACGTGCCAAATTGGCGATAAAAACCGATCCCTCACGTATACAGGGGGAGAGAAGGGTGGACTCGACCCCTATGGAGGAGACTAACATCTCCTCCTACACTATTACCGGTTATCATATGAGTTGATAACTCTTAATATACTACCACTAACTAAACTATCATGAAATATATACAGAAATATATGATTGCACTGAAGTTAAACAGATGGCCGATGGTAGATTACGTAAAACAAGCTGAACAGGAACAACAAGAGAAGATCAACCGACTTTACCCTAAAAAATGACATAATTTTGTCTGCCCATGATAACGACGGAGGGCGGTCGCATTTCCCCCATTGACATCTTGATTATAATAGGAAGGTTGAGTCTCAGCGAGTCTCGTGAGTACCATGAGTCTCAGCGCAACAAGGACGTATCTAGGCTGAGACGCAATGTAAGACTTGTCAAGTGCGTGTTACCGATCACACTCATACGCAACACGGTCGCAATCGAGACGCAACATGAGACTGTTACAATGTGTGGCGATCTGTTGGCAATCCAGTCTCAAGACAGTATCACGCTGTATTAGACTGAGACTCACAATCATGTGC